GTTATGCACAGGGAGGACCCGCGCATCTGGTTGCCGCTCTGTTGCTCTACGCAACGCATTTCGGGGTCCATCCTGTTGGGGTGCGGGGTCATGGGTTCCCTCTCATGCCGCGCTGCTTCCCTGTCCTCGCGTGACGCGCAGGACTACAGTGCTGACATGGATCTGATGCACCGCCCATTCATCGAGGATGCTGCGAACAATCTCGGACTTGTCGAGGTTCTTCGCCAACGCGTGAGCGTCCAGCACCTGGTTGGCACGCTCGGTGATCTTGGCGCGAAGATCGATCAGTTCAGCCATGATCGCGGCCGATCCTTGCTCCTTGAACTCCATGCTGCCTCCCGTTCTTTTTTTGTTTGGAATAAAAGCCCCGCGCTACCGGTAACGGCACGCGGGCAAGGCCGGCTTGCACCGGCAGGTGGATGTTCGAGATCATGCGTGCGTGAAAAGGGTGGCCAGCCCATGACGAATAGAATCGAGCTTCCCGGACCGAAACCAAACGAAAGGACTGGCCATGAACGAAGAGGAAGCCAAAGCGCTCGCACTACGACTCGCGGCATTGGAGACAATGATCGCTCTGCTTTTTGCAAAGGAATCCGCGCGCAGCGGCCAGGATCTGGCGATCATGCACACAGCCCTGGTGAAGAACTTGGAGGCGGGCGCGGCAAACGTATCCGGCTCGGAAGATTGGAGCGAGCGCGCCGCCCAGCTCGTGGATGGCGTGTTCGGTCTGGCAGCCCTTTACTTACAAAACCCACCAGAGGGGACGGCCGAGACTTAATGCCCAACGCGATACCGGAACGCACCATGTCGATCAGCTCGTCTAGCTCGCTCATCTCACGCCACCTCCTGGTGGGTTTGTGGGCGGGTCATTCCAATGTGATAGGGTTTCGCTTCCATACTCAACCCATCACGAAAGGAATGGCCCATGAAGGTACACACGCTAGATCTCGCCGCCGGGGCTCAGGCGACCATCAACAACATCCACCCGCACAACAGTTTGTACCGCGTGACATTCGCCGACGCGGCAGGAGTGATCTTTACGGTGACAGCAGGGAGCGGCTTCGAGATCATCGGCAACGGCCTGCCCGTCGTCATAGACATCGACGACGACATTCCCGCAGGGATAACGGCGCTCTAATACCCGCATCACGCCGCCTCCCGCTTGTCCTTAACCGCCTTAAGGCGCAAATACAAGCTGGCTGCGCAGTCCTTAGTTGCTCCCGTTCGTATCCGCCAAATCGTCGGCTGCGTAGATTGAACGAGGTCTGCCAGCGCCCGATCCGTCAGTAATTGGCTTTTTTGAATTGCATCAATAAGGTTTTTTGCCGTGTCCATGAATCGCAATATACACGAACGGATAGCCGATGCAATACACGAATGGATGTTTTTTTGATTTCGTCTATACGCTAACGCATACTAACCATATGGACATCGCTACCATTATCGATACTGCCATGCGGGCAAAGGGCATTAACCAGCCTGAACTTAGCGCGCTGTCGGGCGTTCCCCAGGCGACAATCTCCAGAACCCTTAAAGGGCAGACGACGCCGGCAACCGCGACATTAATGAAACTTTGCGCCGCGCTGGGAATACCGTTGAGCGGTATTGGAGTGGCCGATACCCCTGATTACGCTGAGCCCCCCGTAACTGGCGAACCACAACCGCAAAGTTACCAGCACTCACGCCGCGCGATCGGGATTGCTCCTCCGAGTGTGACCCTTGACCTAGATGCGGACTGTCTCGTGGTTTGGAGCCAACTTAACGAACTTCCGCCGCGGGACCGGGAAGAATGGCGCGCCAAACTTGACATCGCCGCAGCCACCGCGCGACTTGCAAAATTACCGCCGAGAGATCAAGTAAAGCCTGACGAAAACCCGCTCGATGTCCCAAAAGATGCGCGGGCAGCTTAGACCAAAGCGCTGTCTGCGGAGTTAGCCCAACACCGGTCGCTGAAAATACAGCGAGACCAAAAAACAATACCCGACTAAAGTCAATTGTTTTTTCTTCAATTAATAAGATAGCTCGGCGCTCGGTAACGCTTCAATTGGCACCAAAGCCAGCCGGCGATCCGCCCGCTAAAAGCTACAGTCGGATCGATGATTTATTTGCCATCAGGCTGATGAATCCCATTCGACTGGTCTCCTCCGACACAAATCGATAAAAGCACAATGGCGGCCATGCGTCTGATGTAAAAAATATCCATTCTCGTATTGACTTGGATATTCATTAGCGTATATTCATCACATCGATGTCGAGGTGATGAATGGATAACGAGGAAATCAGGGCTTTAGCGAGCAGGATTCCAGGTCTCATAGGCGCATTCCCCCGGCCGGGGCTTTCCTTCCCGCCAGTCCATCAGTTTGCCCCTGCACTCGATCGCCGAGGCGAAATAGGTATCGATGTTGATCGGCTTGTTGATCGGCGGGCATTTGTGCTGCCCCATCAACTGCACCTGTATGCCGATTTCGGTCATCGCCAGCGCGAGGCGAAGCTGACGATTAGTTTCGCGCGGCGCGCTGTTATCCATCAGTCCATCGGAGTAATCGTAGGCGGCCATCTTCATTCGGCCGTCAATTGCGTCCGCAAATCCCTTGCATGTACTCGGCTCCGGTTTTTCTGTGCAGCCCGCCATCAGCACGGCCGCCAGTACCAATCCCATCCGAATCATGTTTGCGCCCCTTCGCTGTAGTCCCAAACATCATAGCCCAAGGACTGAATCATGTGGAACGACACAAATAAAAATACTTACCAAAAAAACGGGGGCACCATGAACGACGACCAGACCAATAAAGCGCTTAGCGCAGCCTGCATTGAGCCATGGGCCAGCAGCCTATTGTTTTCTGATACCGGCAGCGTGAAGCCCGGTAGCCCCGGCGGCAAGGTCTGTCAACATCTGACGTGCCATCGGATCAAGGCCGTCATGTCCGGCAGCACCCTCCAAGACAGCGCCAATCTTTCCGAGATCAGCCTGATTCCCGGCGGCCAGGGCGAGCATCAAGTGACGCAAGACCTGCTGAGTGATGTTCAAGATGTCTAAGTCTGATTGTTTCATGGCGACTCCTTTGCAAAATGACAATGGTTTGCTTTCGACAAGCCAGGCCAGTGTAGCACCGGGGCAGGTCATGACCCGCCACAGCCCTGTCCACATCAATACCGACGAGTTGCGCCAGGCATGGCGCCGCGCCGGCTTGTGGCGCATCGGCATGAGCTTCGAACAAGCCCAATCCGCGCCGCTGGTGCGCTGGGCGCTGCGGCGCTCTGCGCTGGCGCATCGCCACACCCACCACCACCCGGCGCAGCCGCGCCTCATCTAAGGGGGCATCATGCTCAATAAATACGCGATTCGCTTCATCCTGTTTGGCAAGAGCCGCACCTACATCGTGCAGGATCTGCACAGCGTCGACGCCATCATCCAGGCGCTTGAACTGCTTGAGGCCGATATACCGGAAATGGCCGACGCCGTTGGCTTGTGCCTGATCGCCAAAGCCTACCCGGAGGGCGCGCACCTGGCGCTCGAAGGCGACGGCCCGATCATCGACACCACGCACCGGCCGCTGGCGCTGGTTCCCCACCGCGAAGCCGATCTGGTGGCCGCATGAAAGCCCTGCACACCCTGCACACCCTGGCGCTCACGGCGGCGGCATTGATCCTGATCTTCGGCGCCTACGGCCTGGTCGACAAGATCGACCGCGACGCCGATGCCCGCGCCGACTACAAGCGCTGGACGCAGGAAGCCTGTCTGCCGATCCTGCCCGGCGAATCGGCCCTCATCGTCTCTGATGGCCGCCAGATGCGCTGCCGCATCTACCGCAACGCCACGCCCGGCATGGCCCCGGTGATCGTCTCGGCGGCGGTGATGGAGGTGCCGCGGTGAGCCGCCCCGCCGCCTCCGAGCAAAAGTGCCTCGACGCGATCCGCGCTGCCGGCACCATACGCACGGCCGAACTGGCGATCGCCACCGGCATCGGCGTGAATAACCTGACCACGGCACTGGCAAAGGCCATCAGTCGCGGCGACGTGTATGTCTGCAAGGTCAGCGGTCCCAACGGCGGGCGATCGACCAACGAATACCGCATCGGTGGCGGCATGGCCCCACCCGCCTTTACGCCACTGAATACCCGGCGCACCGGCGTCGCGCTGACCACGAATCGCAGCCCAGCCACTCCACCGCCGTCCCTCTCGACGCCGAAGTCGGTCGCCAGCGAGATCGTCACCCCTGTCCTGATCAACAAACCCCAGCCGGCGGTGGGCAACACCGGCAGCACGCGCTCGGATTCCTCCACGATCCCTGCCGAGGCGCGTGCCGTTACTGCCCAGGCAACGCCGAGGCCCGCGCCGCAGAAGCTGAAATCAGCGCTTCCGCCGGCAAAGGCTTCGGCGGGTGACGTCATCGAGCTTCCAAAACTTTCCATCGACCAGGACGGCCGCCTGCAACTCGGCGACACCGACGATCCGGCCCGCTACGTATTCACCCCCGAGCAAACCCTGGCCATCGGCGATTTTTTGCACGCCACGCAGGGAGTGTGGCGGGCATGAGGGGCAACGCAAAATTCAACGGCGGCGCTGCTTTTGCGCCGTCCGCTGCAATGCCGGGTTGTGCGGCAAAAACTACGGAGTGATGATGGTAACGACACGGGGGCATAAAAACTACTCAGACGAGCACTACACCGCTGACCATGTAGCAGAGGCGGTTGTGAAGCACTTTTCGCCGAGAGGAAAATGCCTCGAACCGTTCAAGGGCGAAGGCGCATTCTTCAGGCACATGCCGCCCGGTACCGACTGGTGCGAAATACGTGAAGGCCGTGACTTTTTTGATTGGGCGGTACCGGCTGACTGGATAGTGACAAACCCGCCATTCTCGAACATGACTAAGATTTTTGAGCACGCATTCACGCTGGCCGACAACTGCGTATTTGTAATTCCAATCTCGAAATTCTGGAGTTCGGCACCAAGAATAGAAGCCGCAACACGGTACGGCGGATTGGTTGAGATTGCCCATCTTGGGCGCGGACGTTCGATAGGGTTTGACATAGGGTTCCCGTTCGCCGCGATGCACTTTAAGCGCCGGTACCGGGGGCAGATTCGGCAGACGATTTTGACGCACAACTGTAATTCTCCGACAGGTTCTGTCGGTTAACTCCACCAGACCACCCCAGGAGGCCCGCCAATGCTGACCATCGACAAGCTGCACGCGACACCCGCGCCGGTCATATCCGTCGCGCCGCCGGCGGCCCAGCCGCCCAAGCTGCTCGACCGCATGCGTGCCGCGATCCGCGTGCGGCACTACAGTCTGGCGACCGAGCGTACCTACGTTGGCTGGATCAAGCGCTTCATCTACTTTCACCAGAAGCGCCACCCGCAGGACATGGGCGCGCCAGAAGTCGAAGCATTCCTGTCCGCGCTGGCGACCGAGCTGAACGTCGCCGCCAGCACACAGAACCAGGCCATGCACGCCATCCTATTCCTGTACAAGGAAGTCCTCGGCGTCACCCTGCCATGGCTCGACGGCATCACCCGCGCCAAGGTCTCGAAGCGCCTGCCGGTGGTGCTCACCGTCGCCGAGGCACAAGCCCTGCTGCGCCGCCTGCCACGCGACACCAATGGCCTCATCATTCGCCTGCTCTACGGCACCGGCATGCGCATCCAGGAATGCCTGCGCCTGCGCATCAAGGACGTAGACCTCGCCCGCAACGAGATCATCATCCGCGAAGGCAAGGGCAACAAGGACCGCGTCACCATGCTACCCGGCGCCCTGGTCGCCGAACTTACCGAGCACATTGCCGAACGCCGCCGCTGGCATGACATCGATCTGGCCAAGGGCATGGCCGACGTCGAACTGCCAAACGCCATCGAGCGCAAGTATCCCAAGGCCGGCGCCGAGTGGGCATGGCAGTACATTTTCGCCGCGCCCAGCTACAGCACCGATCCACGTACCGGCGTCGTGCGCCGGCATCACTGGTGCGAGCGCAACATCCAGCGCGCCGTGCGCGTGGCGTCCCACGCGGCCGGCATCGCCAAGCTGGTGCACCCCCACAGTTTGCGGCATTCATTCGCCACCCACCTGCTCGAAGCCGGCTACGACATCCGCACCGTGCAGGAACTGCTCGGCCACAGCGATGTAGCGACGACGATGATTTATACCCACGTCCTCAACAAAGGCGGTCGCGGAGTCGTCAGTCCGCTCGACCGCGTCACCACCTAATCCAGGAGCCCATCCCCATGAACGCCCCCGAAGCCATCCCCGCCGCCGCACTGCTGCCGCTCGACAGCATTTATCAATCGCCCACCAACCCGCGTAAACATTTCGACGCCGCCAAACTCAGTGAGCTCGCCATCAGCATCAAGGAACACGGCGTGCTGCAGCCGATCCTGGTGCGCGCGTGGCAAGTCGGCATGGCGAATCCGACGCAGCGGCCCATGGTCGAGATGATGAGCACCTACGAGATTGTTTGCGGCGAACGGCGCTGGCGGGCCAGCCAGATCGCAGGCAGCACCACCATCCTGGCCATCGTCCGCGAGCTGACCGACAAGCAAGTGTTGGAGTTGCAAGTCGTTGAAAATTTGCAGCGTGAAGACGTGCATCCGCTCGAAGAGGCCGAGGGTTACGAGCGGCTGATGAAGTATCACGACTACACCGCCGACAGCCTGGGCGACAAGATCGGCAAAAGCCGCGCCTACATCTACGCCCGCATCAAGCTGCTGGCCCTGGTGCCACCGGCGCGGGATCTGTTCTTCGAGGGCAAGCTCACCGCCAGCACCGCGCTCTTGATCGCACGCATCCCCGGCGCCACGTTGCAGATCAAGGCGGCCGGCGAGATCACCAAGCCCACCTACACGGGCGACCCGATGTCCTACCGCGCCGCCGCCGACTTCCTGCAGCGCACCTACACGCTCGACCTCGATGACGCCACCTGGAAGATGGATGATGCCACCCTGGTCAAGAAGGCCGGCAGCTGCGACGCCTGCCCGCACAGGAGCGGCAACGACCTGATCCTCTTCGCCGAGATCGAGGATCCAAACGTCTGCACTAACCCGCCCTGCTTTGCCGACAAGCGCGAGACCAACTTCCTGCGCCTGAAAGAGATCGCCCAGAAATCCGGCCGCGAGATCGTCAGCGGCAAGGAAGCCGAAGAGGCCCTGTTCAGCGGACGCTACAGCCTGGAGAAGTTCAACCTGGCCAACCTTGACGACACCTGCCGCGATGACCCCGATCAGCGCAGCTACCGCGACATCCTCGGCAAGCAGGCCCCGGCCGTCACCTACGTGGAAGACAAGCGCCACGGCATGCTGGTCGAGGCGGTTGATACCAAGCTGCTTGCCATTGCCTTGAAGAAGGCCGGCATCAAGCCGCCAGCGGGCAAGACCGGGAAGACCGATCGCGCCGACAACGACTACCAGCGCGAGCGCGAAGAGAGCGAAGCCAAGACCAAAGCCGAGAACCTCTGGCGCGGCGATCTGTTCCAGGCGGTGCGGGTCAAGATCAGCGAACGCTTCGCCGCCACCAAGCTGCGCGCCGACGACCTTGCACCGCTGGCCGTGGCGCTGTACCTCAAGGAACGCGAATCTGGCAATGCCACGGACCTCATGACGCTGTGGGGCTTCGAGGCCCCAGAAGAAGACGATTTCGACACCAACACCGACCTCTTTGTCGACACGCTCAAGCACCGCATTGCTTCGGAACTTTGGCTGTTCATCAACGACTTGTCATTGATCGATGACGCCACAACCACCTGGTATGACGTCAAGGAAAATCGCCAGCCCGAGCTGCTGCTCGCCGCCGCCAAACGATTCGACATCGATGCCCAAGCCCTGCGCGCACCGCCGCCCGAGCCTGCCAAAGTGCAGTCCAAGACTGCAAAATCCAAGGCCGCAAAACCGGCTTCCACCCCTTCCGATGCTGCGCATGCGGGAGAAATAAGCGCGACGGCTGCGCCGGCCGATAGCGCAAAGCCGGTGCTGAAAGCGGACGCGAAAAAAACCAAGGCCAAGGCGAATCCAGCGCCGTCTTCGACGGCGAACGAGGCGGCTGCGCCGCCTAAAAGCACTCCGATGCCCGCCTGGCCCTTTCCGACAGGAGCCTCGGCCAAGTGATTGCCCAGTCTGCCATCCTGATCCTGTCCGCCATTGGCATCTGGCTATTGTCCTGCCGTGAAGCGGGCCGCTGGGGCTGGATCGTCGGGCTCGGCGCGCAGCCCTTCTGGCTGTGGGAGACCTTCCACGCCGCCCAGTGGGGCATGTTCGCCAATGCCGTGGTGTTCACCGCCATCTATGCGCGCGGCCTGGTCAATCACTGGAGCCCCACCCCATGAACCGCACGCGCTGGACGCCCGAGCAGATCGCCCTGCTGCGTGCCCGCTACCCGGATACCCGCACCGAGGATCTCGCCCGCGACATCGGCCGCAGCACGGAAAGCTGCTACGCCAAGGCGCAACAGATGGGCATCAAGAAATCCGCCGACTACCTCGCGGGCCCCGATGCCTGCCGCCTGCGCCGCGACACCAACCCCGGCATCCAGACCCGATTCCACAAGGGCCAGCAGCCCTGGAACAAGGGCACCCATTTTATCGCCGGCGGCAGATCGGCCGAGACCCGCTTTCGCACCGGCAGCACCCCGGCCAACCGCCTGCCCGTCGGCCACATCCGCCTGAACTCCGAAGGCTATCTCGACATCAAGGTGGCGGAAGGCCCGCGCCAGTGGGTGCCGCTGCACCGCTGGACCTGGCTGCAGGTGCACGGCAGCCTGCCCGGCCCCGACCTGGTGGTGATCTTCAAGGACGAAGACCGCATGAACTGCGACATCAACAACCTTGCCCTCATCACCCGCCGCGACAACATGGCCAGGAACACCGTGCATCAACTGCCGAAGGAAGTCGCCGAGCTGGTGCAGCTGCGCGGCGCCCTGCTGCGCAAGATCCGCAACGCCGAAAAACATCAATCACAGGAGAGCCCCGCATCATGAGCATCGCCAACCACGGTAACATCACCGAGCTACGCGCCGAACTGTTCAAGGCCCTGAAAGGCTTGACCGACAAGACCATGGACATCGACCAGGCCAAGGCCGTCGCCGATGTCGCGCAGACCATCATCAACAGCGCCAAGGTGGAGGTGGAGTTCTTGAAGGTCACCGGCGGCCAGGGCAGCGGCTTCATTCCTTCGGCACCGGCCGCACCCGCACTGCCAGTGCCCAAGGACGGCGGCAGCACGCTGATCGAACAACGGCCCGGCGTGCGGGTCACCCAACACCGCCTGCAGGGTTGATCATGTCGGACGAAATTGACATCGCCAACGAGCGTGCCGCCGCCGACACCGAGCGCGCGATCGCGGCGGCCAGGGCGGGTGCCGCGCTGCCCGCCGGAGAGCCCGGCGACTGCGACTGCTGTGGTGAGTGGTCCGGCCGCCTCGTCGGCGGTGCCTGCGCGCCGCGTCGGGACAAGTGGAAGCTGCCATGAGCCATCAAGACCTGGTAGCCGACCTTCGCAGCCGGATCAATCCGACCTACGCCGCGCAACTTGGCACCGAAAGCTATGAGCGCCGGCTATGTGCCGAAGCGATCGAGGATCTGATTGCGCAGATAGCCGTTGAAAAGGAACGCGCCGACTACGCCTGGCGCAATACCCGCGCGATCGAGAAAGCGCGGAAGGAGGAAATGAGCAAGCGCGACGAGCTGCTGGCGGCGCTGAAAGAGGTAGTCCGGGTATTCGAGGAAGGGTCCCCCGGCATCTGCGACACGGTTTGGATTTCTGCCGGCGGGCCGGAAACGCTTTATGACCACTGTCGCGCCGCCATCGCCAAGGTGAAGCCATGACCCGACTCGTCTCCCTCGGCGCCAAGATCGAGCAGCTTGACGGCCTGCGCGACACCAAGGATCTGAGCGAGTGGGAGCAAGGCTTCGTTACCAGCATCCTCGAACGCTACCTGGTCGCCGGCCGGGACACGCGCATGCTCAGCAGCAAACAGGTCGAGGTCATCGATCGGATCTGGAGCAAGCATTTCTCCTGATCATGTTCCTCACCCCCGAAGAACTCAAGCAACTAACCGGCTGCGCCTGGCGCGACCGGCAGATTGCTCAACTGAAGCGGATGGGTATAGCATTCTGGATCAACGCCGCCGGCCGCCCCGTCGTCGCGCGCGCAGTCATCGAGGGCGGCAAGGCGGCCCCGCAATCCAGGACATGGGAGCCAGCATGGGCAGGAGGCCAACGGTGAACGGACATCTGCCGCCGCACATGCGCGCCCGGCAGCGGCGCAACATCACCTACTACTATTTCGACGCCGGCGGCAAGCCGCGCAAGGAAATCCCGCTCGGCAGCGACTACACCCTGGCCGTGCAGACCTGGGCCAAGCTCAACATCAGCAGCGCACCGACCCTGCCCACGGTCGGCTACGCCATCGCGCGCTACCTGTCCAGCACCGACTACATCCGCCTGTCCGCCGGCACGCAAGCCGACTACGGCTTCGCCCTCGACAAACTGCGTGAGGCCTTCGGCAGTGGTCCGCTTGACCAGGTACGGCCGACCCATGTCGCGCAATACCTGGAGCGCCGCAGCGCCGAATCGCGCCACAGGGCGCTAAGGGAGGTTGCTGTATTGGGGATGGTCTATCGCTATGCGCGCGCCCACGATCTGACCACGGCCGACCCGGTAGCCCCCGTCAAGCGCGGGAAATTGCCAGGCCGCAAAGCCATCTACATCGAGGATGACGTGCTGCAGGCCGTCTATGCCGTCGCCTGTCAGCCCCTGAAGGACGCACTCGATCTAGCCTACGCGATCGGCCAGCGCCCAGGCGACGTGCTGGCGCTGCAGGAAGGCGCGATCAAGGACGGCACGCTGAGCCTGCGCCAGACCAAGACCGGCACGCCGATCCGCATCGCCATTGCCGGCGCACTGGAGCAGGTACTGGCGCGCATCCTGGAGCGCAAACGCACCTACGCCGTGCGATCGCTGGCATTGCTGGTCGACGAACGCGGACAGCGCATGACGAAGGCGAAGCTGCGGGGAAGGTTTGAAAAGGCGCGCGAGCAGGTGCCAGAAGCTGCGCATTTTCAGTTCAGGGATTTGCGCGCCAAGGCCGCAACGGACCTGCGCGAAGAGGCCAGCATCGAAGCCAGCCAGGCACTGCTGGGCCATGCCAGCGTGGTGATGACGGAGCAATACACGCGCAACCGCCAGGGCAAGACCGTGACCCGGATTCCCGCCCGGATTCGTTCCGCAAAACCGAAAATCGGCGGCCTAAGTAGTTGATTCGATTAGGGCCGTATTTTTGTTTTTGCGGAATTAAAAGCAGCGTAACCTATTGATTTAACACGGTTACGCAATGGGTTCAGGTACTAGCGCTGCGAGGCGTGGGGGTTCGAGTCCCTTCCTGGGCACCAAGCTTTACGAAAGAGTGGTTACTAACCACCGCTCCGCAAAACGCGGAGTGCTCCGCAAAACGTGGCGCTACTTTACCACGCGCAATCTAAGCCAACGGAATCGCCGACGCCTGATCTGGCTCGGCCACGGCGCATCGAGGCGCAGTCTCAGCGTCTGCACGTAGGTGCGCAGGATGCCGGATCTCATTTCAGTGCGTCGACAAATCCGTAGCAGGCGTCGAGGCCGGCGCGCTGTTCGTCGGCGCGGGCAGCTTCGCTTGCAAGAAATCGCGCATCCGCTCCTGAAAGCTCGGCCCCGCTGGCACCCTGGCAGTCAGTTCGGGGATGACCGGGCATGTCTCCGGGGCGCTCGGGGCGCTGGCGCAGGCGCTCAAGATCAGCATCGAGACTGCTGCGCACGCCAGCCAGTTTCGCCTGGTAGTTTTTTGCGGTTTCATTGACGACCCCCTGCCACATGGTTTCCTTCGCACGAGCGGCTTCCGTGGCCTGCAGTCGCTCGGCGGTGACCTTGGCGGTCCAGCGTGTGTCGGCGGCGTTGCTGCCGTTGGCGTGCCAGTAGAAACCGTTGGCGACGAAGGCCAGCACCACGGCCAGGATCAGCATCGGGCTGGGCGGTATCACGCCTCGCTCCCGCTGATCTCGGCGCTACCAATCAGCAGCGGCTCGCTCGGGATCGACATATCGACCGGCCAGCGGTAGCCGGTGACGCGCTCGATCGGGAAAGCGCGGACGCTGACCTGGTCGCCCTGATTGCCGCCCAGCACCAGCAGGTTCCACGCCTCGTCGTAGCCGACCACGAAGCCGACATGTCCGCCTCCCTCGCGGCTGAACACCACGATGCAGCCATGCACCGGCGCAGCGAGGCGCACGCCCCAGGTGAGATAACTGGCGGCGCTCTCGAAGCGGCTGGAGCGGATGCCGGCGCGTTCCAGGCAGGCCCCGACGAAAGCGGCGCACCATGGAACCTCGTCCGACTGGATGCCGCTGCGCTTGATCGCGCGCCACATGGCGAGGATCTCGGGCGAGTGTTCGGCGCCGTGGATCTCATGCAGGCCGAGCAGCGGGCGGGCGATCGCCAGCCATTGCGGATCGGTGCTCATGCGCGCGCTCCGGGATGTTCGTTACGTTCGGTGGCGCGGCGACCGGAGCGGTCGAGCTCGGCCCACGTGATCGGTGTTGGCTTGCGCGGGCCTGGCCGCATGGGACAGTTGAGGCAGACGCAGGTGCGGCGATTGGCGAGAAACCCGATACCGACGCCGCTGGCGATCAGGGTCGTGCTGATGCCATTCGCGTCAAAGTCCGGCGGCGACAACAGTGCGGCAAACGATCCGATAGCCAGCACGGCAAAACTGAGGCGAGCGCCGAGTGCCGTTTTACGGGTGCAGGCGTTTAGGCCGGTAAGCGAATACCAGCAGCACAGGCCGCAGGCGACAGTATTGGCGATGAGTAACAGAATCTCGGATAAATGTAGGTTCATGGCTGGCCATCCTTGCCGCGCAGCGCACCGGCCGGGTCGCGGCGGAAGATTTCAGAAAGGTGGAGTACACCGGGGATGATGTTCATGCTGGTGAGGCCGAGCAGGAAGGCCGCGGCGTTTTCCATGGCTGGCGTGGGGTCGATGCCCAGGGCCCGCGCCATCACCGGGATCGCCACCGGCGTCATGTAGCCGGCGCAGGCGCTGCCGGCCAGCACGGCGATCACCATCTGTGCGCGGGTCAGCTCGCGCAGGTAGGCCAGGCTGATCACGCCCCCGGCAAAGCCAGCCACCAGGGCGGCGTATTTCACGCCGAGGATGCCCGCTGTCGATGCAGGTTCAGCCATCACGCAAACTCCCACCGCGACGTGCCGGCGATCTGGTACATATGCGGCACCCAGCCTGCCGGGATGTCAGCGGTGACAAGCGGAACGGGCAGGCCATTGCTCAACATGTAGGTGCATACGCCGTCTGGTGTCGGCAGATCAACCAGCAGCACGGCGTGGTAACCGGTCTTTTCCGGGCCGGTCCAGTAGGTGGCGAAGCGCAGCAGATTGACCGGCCATCCGGCCATCAGGAACTGGTGCGCCTTGCCGATCATCGTGTCTTCGCAGTCGCCCGTCTTGCCGGCGGCCGTCATGATGTCGGCCCACTTTTCCGGGATGCCGTATTTGGCCAGGTCGGTTTCGTACTCGCAGGCGTTAACCGTGGAGTGGATGCGGAAGATTTCATTGCGAGAGGTCATTGCTTCACCCCGCACAATGGATCGTTCTGATTCTCGCTGCACCAGACGATGTAGCCGACCGGCGCGGGCGCCTCGACGCCGCTGCCCTGAATGCGAACAGGTGCCGGCACGCAGCCGCCCAGGACGATCGACAACGCCACGCCGACGCCGAGCAAGGACAACCAGATCATGGAGCGCGGGATCATGATCAGGTCTTGATGATGTAGTTGGCGACCAGCGTGGGTGGGATGTTGGATATTCCCGTCCCAGCGCTGGCCGTGGCGTAGGCGGAAGCGGTGACCGAGCTATAGAAGCCTGTGGCGATCCCATACTCGTCGTAATACTGAGCGCCGGTTGCGGTGTTACCGAATAACCCGGCGCCGTTGTTTGCTGTACTCGTAGCGTTCAGCCCGTGGGTATGCGCCGGAAGCTGCGCCGCCTGAGTGCCGCCCACCGCGCCCACCGTCGCCCCATCCACGCCGCTGCCGGCGGTGGTGAGCCGGCTGGCAGCGCTGCCGCCCATGTCGTCCTGGCCAGCTATGACGCGGCCGCGCAGGTCGGGCAGGTTGAATGTGCTGCTGCCGTCGCCGACGCCGAAGATGGTGCTGACCGCCGTGAACAGGCTGGCGTAGGTGCTGCGGCTCACCGCGCTGCCGTCGCACAGCAACCAGCCCGAGGGCGCGGCCGCGCCACCGTAGGCGATCAGCGATCCGCTGGGCACGCCGGAGGCCTTGCCCACCGTGACCCAGGCCGTGCCGTTGCAATAGATCACCAGCGATTCGCCGGCGCTGATGGCCAGCGTGGTGCCGCCGTCGATGGTTTCCGACAGGTTCGGGTCGAAGGTGATGACGCCGGTGCCGCTGTTCCTCACGCTGATGTTGAAGCCGTCGCCCGCCGTGGCGGCGGCCAGGGCCGAGAGCGTCCAGGTGCCGCTGGTGGCGTCGATCAGTTTGCCCTTGTCGCCGGCGACCACGGCATAGGTGGTGCTCTTGGCGACATAGCCGGACACCGGCGCGCCCAGCGCGGCCAGGCCCGTGACGGGTGCGCCGTCTGTGCCCAGAAGGCCGCTGAGATAGTCGCGCATGGCACTGAGGGCGGCCTTGAAGTCGCCCTCGGTAACAGCGGCGCCGGTAAAGTCTGAACTGGGAGGTAATGCGGTGGTCATGTCATGCGCTCCACATGAGATCGGTACTGGTGGCGGACCACATCAGGCCGGTGTCAGGCACCGCCCACATGTAGTCCGAATAGGTGGCGTAGGCGATCTGGATCGACGGGCCGAGGGTGAAGCCGAAGGCGGCGACGCGGATCAGGGTGCCGTTGCCATATACGGCGGCGATGGTGGTGTTGTTGCCGGTGGTCTCACCGACGCGGGTCCACACGTCGCCGTCGCTGCTGACGTCGACGATGTAGAAGCGCGCGCCGGGCGCGGCCTGCCAGCTGACCAGGATCACGGTCGGGTCATCGACCTGCGAGCGCGCGGTGAGGCCCGCCACCACCGGCGCGGTGTAGAGGCTGACCAGGTTGGAATACTGCGCGGCAGGCGCGGTGACGCCGGTGTCGGCGGTGTGCACTGATGCGTCTTCGTTGATGGCCTCGATGGTGACGCGGTTCAGGCCGGACGGCTTCACGGCGACCACGCGCGCCGGCTGGCGCCAGGTCTCGCCGGCGCCGAAGGCAAAGTGCGTGCGTTCTTCCGCGCCGCCGGTGTAGGGTGTGTCGTCAATCGTGGCGGCGGTGTGCACCACCTGGTAGGCGTCCGCCCCGGCGGTGACCACATACGGCCCGCTGATGCTGCCGTTGCGCTTGCGCAGGCCGATGTAGTGGTCGCCGCCGCCGAAGGTGACCGGCTCGGACAGGCTGATCACCTTGGTGCCGGCGTTGTAGCCGATGACTTCGCCGCTGGTGCCCCAGGCCGGCATGTCGTGGGCGATGGCGATCAGGTCGCCGAAGGCCGGTATAAAGCCCTCCATTTCGGTCTGAAAGCTGATGCGCTTCCTGCGGTAGCGATTCACCGCGGCGAGGTAGACGCCTTCCTGGTACGCCTGCTGGCGCTGGGTGACGCCGAACAGCTCCATTTTCAGCGGCACGGCCTCGCTGCTGCCGGGCAAAGACGCGGTGACGCGGCGCGGGCTCCAGACGGTGCCGTCGAAGTAGCCGACGTCGAGGGCGTCGGCGGTGTCGTCGGTCGGCATCAGGTAATCGATGCTGAAGCTGCCGCGCACGATGTTGCGCATGCTGAACAGCGCCACCGGCACGCTGGCGGCTTCGTCGCGCACAAAATGCACCACGCCGCCTTGCTGGTAAGGTTTGGTGCGCACCGCCTGGCCGATTCGGTTCACGGCCTCCCACAGCGTCAGCGCGCTGTCGAAGCGGGCGTCGAAGGTATCGCCGCGGGCGGCGTAGGTGGCGGCCAGCGTGGTCAGCTGCGCGATGTCGATGCGGTCGTCAGACAGGCCGCCGCCGTAGCTGGCGCGCAGGGTGTCGGCCAGGGCCCAGGCCGGGCTGCGGGTAACTTGCGGCGAGGTCCACACGCCGCCGCTGTAGATCGGCAGCTTGCGCGTGCAGATGACGTTGATCTTGCGGCTGGCCTGGCCGCTCAAGTTGTTGCTGGCGCGCATGCGCAGGGCGATCACCGTCTGCCCGGCCCAGCTGCGGGTTTCGGGCAGGTAGGCGCGCAGGCCGGCCCACATCAGGTCGTCGCCGTAGCGGGTGGTGCCGCCGGCGGTGGTGGTGCGCTTCAGGCGCACTTCGTAGCGCCCCGACAGGCCGCTGTAGCGGAAGCTGTAGCGCTGCGGCGTGTTGGTGCCGGCGCTCAGGGTTTCGGTGCCAAGAGTGACATAGCTGCCCAGCGGCGCGCCGCCGGAATCGATCAGCCGCGCCTCGACCGTGAAGCTGAGCGAGGTGGTCGACAGGCCGCCCGAATCATTGGCATAAAACAGGCCGCGCGGGCAGACCACGTCGACGGCGAGGGTGTTGGCGGTGGTGCCGGCGGCATTGGCGACGAAGGGCCCGAGCCAGGTGTCGTAGACCGCCTCCTGCCCGGCCACTTCGGTGCTGGTGACCACCGAGGCGGGGAACAGCGTCAGCGTGCCGCCCGGATCGATGATCTCGTAGTCGATCTCGGCAAAGGAACTGATCGAGGTGTCTTCGATGCGGATCGATTCAATCTCGTAGTAGCCCTGGCCGAGGCACAGCAGCTGGAACAGGTACTGTTCGTTGCCGGCAAATTCGGCATAGGGCTGCGCGGCAAAATCGGGGTAGGCCATCATCTTGCCGTACTGCACCGGGATGGCGGCATTGATGCGCGCCATGTTGCCCTGCGCGTTGATGTTGTAGGTGGGCGACGGCGTGGCCATCATCGACTGCGCCATCGGGCTGGGCTCGGCCGGCTTGCCGGCGAAGGCGGCGCCGATCAGGGCATTGCCGGCCATGCTGATGATGCCGCTGGTGATGGTGTTCAGCGTGATCGAGCCGACGATCTGGATGGCGCCGGCTTCGGCCCACATCGCGGCGGCCATCTGCGGCGCATAGACCATCAGCGCGATCATGGCCACCATCTGCAGCGGATTCTTTTCGCCATCACCGCCGAGCGGCAGGGTGACGAAGGCCACCACGTCGCCGGGCGCGACGCGGCGGTGCCATTCCTTGCGCAGGATCACGCGGCCGTTGAGGTAGGCGATCGTCGGTAGCCGCGTGCGCGGTGCCAGGGCGGCGATCTTGTGCCGGCGGCGCACCAGGCGCTGGGTGCGGCGGCCGGGGTTGAACGGGTCGCGTAGGGTGAGCACCATGGCGCCCGCGCGGCGGGCAGGCTGCCCGGCAAGAGTCAGCGCTGGCGACACGGCGCGCGGCAGCGTCATGGCACCGCCCGGCGGTAAAACTGCAGGCGCGACCAGCCGGCGCGAGCCAGTGCATCGCGGCGACTGAAGATCACGCCCAGCGGGTCCTGGCAGTGCAGCACGCCGCCGCCGTCGACCTCGATCCAGATGCCGACGTGGGACGGGAAGCGTGTGTGCGCCAGCAGCACGGCGTCGCCTTCGGCCGGCACGTCGACCGACTGCCACAGCGCGCGTTCTTCGTGGTAGCTGAAGGCGCGGGTGATGGCGCGCAGGTTGCTGCCGTTCACGGTGACCACCGGCACCGTCAGGCCGAACTGCTCGGCCCAGACGCGGCGGCAGAAGGCCCAGCAGTCGTTCGTCTGCGGCACGTAAGGATCGCCGATGTATTGCGCGGCCCAGTGTTGAACATTCTGCGTCATTGCAGTGTCAGCCCGGGGAAGCGCTCGGCGGTGTAGGCATCCGACGGAAAGCGCTTGTTCACGATGTCCTGAAAGCCGGCCACGGCGCGGATGCGCATCGGGTTGGCGCTGATGGTAAAGATGGTCAGCGTCAGCGGCGGGTCGTTGGCCGGTGCGGTCAGGTCGCTGGACAAAAAGGCGCGGTAGATCACGGTCAGCAGGCTGCTGCTGGCCATCGCCAGCTCGATGTTGGCGAGGATCTCGCGCGAGACGTTGTCGATCTCGATCACCAGCTGCGGCGTGCCGCCGGCGCTGACTTCGGGCGGCACCAGGTCGAAGGCGTAGCCCAGAAACGTGACCTCGGTGCTGGCATCTTCGGGCGCATCGGCTTCGAGCGTGGCGTCGAGGTCGGCGAAGTCGCGCACCACGCGGATCGGCGTGGCGAAACTGCTGTGACGGATCTCCAGCGTGTGATACACCACCTCGTCGGCCGGCGCGCTGGCATAGGCTTCCTTGATGGCCTCCGATAGCGTGGCATCAGACATCGCGCACCTCGAGCTGTGCCGACACGGCCCACAGGCTGGCCTTTTGCAGCACGGCCTGAAAAGGCCCGATGAAGCGCGCCTCCTGCGAGGTGGCGCCGGTGTTGCCGATGCGCAGGCTGATGACAAACCAGGCGCTGCCGCCGGCCGCCTCGCTGTCGTTCTCGAACCAGGTGCGGAAAATGTCCATCTGCGCGTCGGTGAATACCCAGCCGACCTGCAGGCGGTCGTTGCGCGCCTTGGTCTGGCGCCGCGAGCGGGCGGTGCCCGATTCCATGTCGGTGCGCAGGCTTTGATCCACCGGCGCCAGCTGGTAGCCGGCGAGGTTGGGTGCGGGCAGGGTTGCGGGCCAGGTTGCCATGCTAGAAGGCCCCCGCCGCGCGGTTCATGCCGTAGGTGGATTCCAGCGCGCTGGGCACCGCCCCGCTGCCGCGCGCAATGTCGCCGGCAATGGCGGACTTCACGCGCTCGACGAAGACATCGAGCACCGATTCACCGCCCTGCTGCCGCTGCTGCACCTGGCCGCCGCGGCTGCTGTCTTCGATAATGTTCACCGTCATGCCGCCGCCGCGGTTCTGGTCGGCCGGGATCACGGCCTCGCCGCGATGCAGGTAGGCCATGCCGTCGTTGGGCACGAAGGGCGTGCCCTGCGCGTATTGCGGCACGCCGGCGGCCAGGCCAGCGGTGTCGCCGTAGCCGCCGGCGACGCTGCCGACCGTGCTCTTGAACAGGCTGCCGAGAAAATCGTTGCCGGCTTCCATCAGCGGCTTGGTGATGTTGCGCTGGATCTGGATGCGCAGCAGATCGCGGATGATGCTGTTGGCCAGGTCGGCAAAGCTGGCCTTGCCGCCCATCACCATGTCGGCCAGGGTGTCGGTGAAGGCGTTACCCCAGCCCTCGACGGCGCGCGTCAGATCGGCGAAGGTGTCGGTGCCGGCGTCCTTGACCTCGGTCAGCTTGTTGGCGGTTTCATCCATCGCCTCGTTGACCTTCCACTCGGCCTCGAGCGCTTGCGCCGCGGTGAGCTGGCCGCTGGCGCGCAGCTGGTTGATCTGGTCGAGCTGCACGCGGTATTTTTGCAGCGGATCGGCCAGTTCAATGTACTTCTGGCGCAGGGCCTCGGCGGCGTCGGATTCCTTCTTGGCCAGCTCCAGCGAGCGCATGGACGTCTTGCCGGCGGCCAGGCGGGATTCTTCGTCATCATCGGCGGCGGAAAACTCGGCCGCTTTGGCGGCGGCGAGGTTGCGCTGGCCCAGCTCGAGCATGCGGTCGAGGTCGGTTTTTTTCCTGGCAGGCTTGCTGCTGGCGTCGCCCGCGATCTTCGGCGCGTCCGCTTTTTCGCCGGCCGCAAAGGGCGGGATCACTTCGTCGCCCTGCGCTATGCGGGCGCGGATTTCCTTCTGTAGGATCGCCAGCTCGGCCTTAGCCGCCCGCAATTTCTCGGAAAATATCGGCGAGTAAGTCTTACCCACCCCGCCGGCCTCCAGGTTGCCGACGGTGCCCTGCAAGGTTCCGGCGCGCTCGCGCAGCTCGTCGAGACTTTTCTGCGCCATGTCGCCGGTGCGCAGGCCGACCACCAACGAGGTAAAAAAGCCGGCGCCTTCCTTGCGCGCCTCGACCATCAGCCGCGTGTATTCGGCCAGCGGCCCCAGCAGGTCGGCGGCGATGCTGCGCCCCAGCGCGCTGGTGGATAGCGCCAGCTTGCGCACGTTGTCGTTGAACTCCTCGGCCGACTTGGCGGTTTTGCCGGTCATCACCAGGCCGAGTTTTTGTGCCTCGTCAGTCATTTCGGCCAAGCCCTTGCTGCCGGAATTGAGCAGCGGGATCAGGTCGCTGCCGGCTTTTCCGAACAGCGCCACGGCCAGCGCGGTCTTGCCGGCGCCGTCTTTCATGCCGGCGAACTTTTCGGCAATGTCGGCGATCACGGCCTCCGACGAGCGCAGCGCGCCGTTGCTGTCAGTGACGGACACGCCCAGCGCCTTGAAGGCTTCGGCGGCCTTACCGCTGGCACTGCCGGCCGCGTCGGACATGTTGACCGACAGCTTCTTGATGCCGTTGGCCAGCGCGTCGATCGAGACGCCGGACAGGTCGCCGGCATAGGCCAGGGCCGAGAGCGATTCGACGGCGATGCCGGTTTTCTGGCTGAGTTTGCTGAACTGGTCGCCGGTGTCGATCGCGCTCTTGACGCTGGCCACCAGGCCGGCGGCGGCGGCAGTGATCGCCGTGCCGGCCTGGGCGATCGGGTTGGCCAGGCCGGCGAAGCCGCCAGCCAGTTTGGTCAGGCCTGCTTGTGCGCTGGCGAATCCGCTGGCGGTTTCGTCTTTGGCGGTGATGACGACTTGTGTCTTGTTATCGGCCATCGCTGTTTTTCCGGTTGTTCTGCCAGTCCCTGATCGTGGCGAGATCCTCGATCAGGGCTTCGATGTCACGCACGCCCAGCATTTCCGCCACTGTTGGCAGGGCCGCCCATTCCAGCCCGCGCATCAGGTTCCAGGCGCGCAGCGCCAGGGCGGACGCCGCGGGACAGGGCCCTGGCCCGCCGGGGTTTTCTGCCCCAGCAAGCCAGGCTGTCAGTTTTTTTTCGCGTCCTCCAGCGTCGCCTCATGTGCGGCGACGGCGGCGAAAACGGCATCGGCCAACGGCTGCAGCAGGTCGAGCCGGTCGGTCAGCCATTCATCGCGCACGGTGGGGTCGAAGGCCAGCGGGTGGGAGTCGCCGCCAGGCAGGCCCAGGGCCAGCGTGGTGACGCCCTCCCAGCCGATCACATAGGGCAGCACGGCGCGACCGCGGCCCTGGTCGCTGACGCGGATCTCGATCACTTCCAGCGCCGTCGGGCGGCGCAGGGTGAACTTGAAGCCGCCGAGCTCGACCACGCTTTCGCGCGCCTTGCGGATTTTTTCGACCAGGCTCATGCGATCAGCTCGCGTAGTAGGTCGGGCGGCCGTTGCTGGTGATCACCGCGCTGGTCATCACCTTGTCCTGCGCGCTGCCGCCTGGGGTGCCATCGAAGCCGACGTAGCCGGCAAAGACCATGATCTTGCCGCCGGTGCCAAAGGTGAACTTGAAGGCGCGGCGGGCCTGCGCGTCGCTGGCCACCTTCATGGCGATCTGGCCGGCGTCGGCGCTGTCCCAGATGTGTTCCATGGTGTAGCTCATCGCTGCCGGCAGGCCGGGGGTCTGGCTCTTGGCATTGGCGTGAATGGTGGTGGTGTCGACGAAATCGAAGCCGCCGCCGCCGGAGCTGATCGAGGCCGCGGTGGTGATCGAGGTGCCGAAGGTGATCAGCTCGGCGGTGCCGCTGCTGAAGGTGTCGAACAGCGTGGTGTCGATGCCTTCCAGCTCAAAAGTGTCATTGGTCTTGTTGGCAACACGCGCGACACGCTCGTTGAGCTGGTGCATGCCGGCGACCAGCAGGAATACATAATCGCCATTGACCAGGCCGTGCGCGACGGAAGTGGCGACGCCGGGGTTGGCCTTGGTGATGCCGGTGATGGTGTCGGCAGCGGCCAGGGCGGACTGCATGGCGACGGCGACGTTGGACCACTTGGTGACTGTTCCCATGGTGTTGCTCCTTTAGCTCAGGGTGTCCGGTGCATTGCTCATGCACGAATAGGTGATGACGTAGTTCAGCCGCTTGACGCCGACCGGCTTGTCGGATTGCTCGTCGTCGAATGTCATGCCGGTGTAGACGGGGACATAGGCGCGGCTGCTTATGGTGATGCCGGCGGCCAGCGCCTTCTCGACTTCGTTGCTCATCAGGTCAAGCGTGTCGTCGAGCGCGGTGGTGCTCTTGGCGCAGCACTCGACGACCAGGCGCAGGGTGCGTTCCTGCAGGTAGGGCGCGTGGAAGGTTTGCGGCTCCACTTGCTCGTCATCGGAAAAGATGCGCAGGCCGGGCAGGTTGGCGTCCGCCATCGGCTGGATGCGGTTGGCGTAGATACGCGCGCCGCTGGTGGTAAGCCCGGTCAGCGCGGTTTCGAGCTTGTCGCGGATCTGCTTGTGCAGGTGGTCGGCCATGGGTCAGGCCTCCTGCAGGCGCAGCACGGTCTGGCCGAAGGTGTCCGGCTCGATCGCGGTGATGGTGAAGTTGGCGCCGCTGATGGCGATGCTGCTACCGACCGATGCGCCGGTCAGGTCGCTGCTCGCGCCAGAAAACATGGGCTGGCCGCCGCCGATGCCCAGCGCCTCAGCGTAGCTTTGCCGAAAACGCCCGGCGACGGTAGCGGCGCCCAGGGTGGCAGCGTAATACCCGGGCATGTCGCTGTCGTTGAAGGCGGCGATGTCGGCGGCGTCGAAGGGCATGGGTCAGCCAATGTCAAGCTGTGCCGGATCGACCAGAGTTGGCGCTGGCCAGACGGCGGGTACGGGCGCATCGTTGTCGATGGCCGGGGCCAGTGTTACGCGCTTTGGCTTTTTGGCCGGGTTGCGCTTGGTAGGCGCCGCATCGGTTTCGATGGCATCCGCCAGCGCCTTGGGCAAGGCCACGTCCACGCCGAATTCCTCGTCGGTCTTGAACTGCACCGACGCGATGGAGCGGTAGCGGCCGCCGCCTTCGGGCAGCAGCAAATGCGCCCGGCGGGCCGCCTGACGCTCGGAGAGCGTAAGGACGGTGCCGGGGCCAAGGATGACGGTTTGCAGGGCGCGGACTTTCATTGCGTCCGGCTTAGGTCATCGTCACGTAGCAGGCGCGCTGCCAGTAGCCGTAGCCCACGTTGCGCCAGGCGTCGATGCCGATCTGGATGGCGTCGTTGTCGAAGGCGTACTCGCTGGTTTCGTCCTTGACCTTGACGGCGCCATCAGTCTCGGACTGGCGGATCATGCCCTTGATCGGGCTGTCGGTGCGGAACACGGCAAACGAATCCGTCCAGGTCAGGCGCGGGTTCATCTGCACGTCCACCGTCAGGCCGGCGACCGAGTTCGGGTTCATGTTGTTGGCCATGGCGGCGTTGGCCAGCACGCTGCAGGCGGCGACGGCGGTCAGGTATAGGCTGGCCGGCACCAGGGCCATGAAGCGCTGGGCGTTTTCGTTCATCGGCTCGCCGCGGTCGTCCTTGAAGGACAGGATCTGCGCGATACCCTTCAGGATCGCCTGCTGCATTTCCTCGACCGATGGCGCGGTGACGACGCCGTGGACCGCCCCCGGCAGCGCGGAAATATCCACACCGATGTCGTTGTCCTGGGTGCCGCTGGAGCCTTCCGAGTGGTCGGTGTCGAAGTAGTACTGGCCGTCGTAGCAGGCGGCGCTGGTGCCGTTGATGATGAGGGTCGAGAGCAGGCTGGCCCAGTGGGTCATGCTGCGGTCGGCGAACTCATTGACGCGCGCCTCGATCTGGCCGGTCTTGTCGCGGCGCATGTCGCGTAGAGCGATTTCCAGCGTCGATTCGTAGTGCTTGTTGGTGATGATCAGGCTGTTGGCAGCCAGGCCCTTGGCCTGACGGCCGCCGACCCATTCGCGCATCGCCGGCGACTGGCCGAGGAAGGGGTAGGTTTCGGACGCCTGGTCGGAGTTGAACAGGTTGCTGACGCCATTGACCCAGGCCAGGCCGGGGTTGGCTTCGAGCCGTGCGTAGTACATGCCCAGCACGGCGCGCGAGGAGAGAATGCTTTGATCCATGATGATGTCCTTTCGGGGTCGTGATGGTGATTAGTTGCCGGTGGCCCAGGTGCCGCGCAGGCTGCGGACGATCGGGCCGTTGGCGTCGCCAGTACCGAGCACGACGTAGTCGCCGCGGCGGGCGGTGGCCTTGGTGTTGCCCAGAGCCGTGTTGTCGGTGCCGGGCAGGTCGGGGCCCTGAATCTTGTCGGCGGCGACCGGGCTGATTTTCAGGAAGACCGTGCCGAAGGCGCCGCCGTTCACGATGGCGCCATTGAACGGGGTGGCGACGGCGGCCAGGGTGACGACCTTGGCGTCGGTGTCGACCCAGAACAGCTTGCCGTTGTCTTCGATGTCCAACGTCTTGTCGGCGCTGATGGTTTCGCGGACGCTGTAAGCGGCCCAGGGATCGAGGTAGGCGTAGGCGTTGAATTCAACAACGACGACGCCGGTGGAGACAAAGCGCTTGACGAAGCCGACGAACACGCCGCCGACCGGCGACATGGTAAAGGTGTCGTCGTCGGTGGCATACACCGGCTGGCCGATGTCGCTGATCACGGCGCCAGTGACGGCCAGTTCAATCTCGCCATCGGTTTGCACTTCGACGTTGATCGCTGCGGCGGCGCCGGCGGAGTTGTCGGCCTTGGCGACGGCGAAGCCGACGAAGCGGTTGGCGGCAGCCAGGGGCTGGACGTGGCCGGAGCCGACGACCATGCCGACGGCGGCGCCTTCATAGATGATGTCGGAAGCAATCACCGGCAGGTGGTTGCGCTCGCCCAGCTCGTAGGCGCGGGGCTTATTGGCGGCAAGGGTGGTCATGGTGTCGGTCCTTTCGGGTGGGGTCGGTTACTTGTTGCCGGAGAGGATGCGCACCTGGCCGGCGGCATCGGCTTTTTCGAGGGCAGCGAAGCCGGCGAAATTGCCGCCGAACTCGGCCTGTAAAGCGGGGCTGGCGTCCCACTTGGCCTTGATTTTTTCGTCTTGCGTGAGGCCGGCATCGGCGGCGGGCGCGTCGATCGGCGCGGCGGCATGCGCAACGGCGGCAGGCGCCTCGGCGGTCAGCACGGACATGCGCCCGGTGGCGACGGTGCGCTCGGCGGCCAGTACGGCCACGGCAGCCATGGGGCCGGTGGTGATGCCGTCGGCTTCCAGTTGCGCGATCAGCTTTTCGTGGCCGGGCAGCGACTGCGCACGGACTTCGGTGATGCGGGCGCGCTCGGCGGTAGCACCTTCGGCCAGCAGCTCGGCGGCCAGATCAGGATGGGCGGCCAGCAGTTCGGATTTGTTCATCATCTGTCCTTTCGGGGTTGAATTCTTTGAAGCGTTTAGTTCGGCCAGCACTTGTTCCAGCGTGCTGATCTGGTCGGCCATGCCCAGGCGCACGGCTTCGGCGCCGAGGCGCATGTCGCCCCGGCCGAAATCGGCCAGCACTTTCTCGACACTGACGGCGCGATTGGCAGCAACGTCCTCGACGAACACTTGCGCCATGGCGTCGATTAGGGTCTGGATCTGGGCGCGACCCTCGTCGGTGGATACGTCTGCACGCTTCTTCGGCGACTGCGCCGAGACGATCTCGACCACGCCGGCCCGTGCGCGGTTGGTGTCGATGGCGACCACCGCACCAATACTGCCGACCATGGCTGTCTTGCTCATCACCACGCGCGTGGCGGCGCTGGCGATCCAGTAGGCGGCGCTGGCGGCTGTGCCGTCGACATAGGCGATGACCGGCTTTTTGTCGGTGCCGGCGCGTACCATGTGCGCGAATTCGGCAATGCCGGTGGCCTGGCCGCCGGGGCTGTCGATGTTCAGCACGATGGCGGACACGGCGGGATCTTCCAGCACGGCATTGAAGTCGCGGGCCAGCACTTCCAGGCTGGTGGCGCCGGAAATCTCGGTCATCAGGTTGGCGTAGCGGAACACGGGGCCGGTGACCGGCACTACGGCAACCGATCCGCGCAGGGTGACGGTGCGCGCATTCTGCAACGGGCGGCCCAGACGGGCTTCGACGGCCTCGACGGATTCGTTCTCGCGCCGGGCGATGGCGCTGATGGTGGCCAGCGCCTCGTGGGTGATGGCCCAGGGTTGCGCGGCGATCAGGTCAAACGCACTGACCCGGTGCGGCGCGGCGGCAGAGTGCGGGGGTATGTCGCCCGATGCCGGCGCGGCTGCCCCCAGGTGATCGATGGTGATGCGGGTTTGCTGATTCATGCGCCCAGAATGCCGGGGCGCGCTGTCTCACGTAAGCCGCGAATGAGAAAACCTACAACCCCAGCGCCGCCTTCTGTTCCCTGCCCCACGCCCGGCACGCCTCGGCATGCGCGTTGTACGCCTCAAACTCCGCGCTCGGCGCCGTGCGCAGCAGCTTGATCTCGTCGGCCAGGCTGTAGCTCGCGGCGATCTTCTCGCCGACCAGCGCATTGATCACGCGCACCTGCGGGCTGGCGGCCTTGATCGCCTCGCGCAGCATATCGTTCAGCGCGACCGGATTGACGATGCTCGCCGCGATCTCGTCCGGCTGCTCGGCCGGCAGCGTCACGCCATCAGGCAGGCTGACATAAGTAGTCCCATCCACTGTAGCGATCTCCTGCCCGAGGCGCTGGTGGCTTTCGCTCTGCGGCAGGCTGAGTTCCCGCGTGATCAGCGCGTCGATATGCTTTTGGTAGCTGATGAGTGTAGGCACGGTGATGCTCCTTCAGGTGGCGCAGCATGTGCTGCAAGGAATGGGTGCGGCGCGCATGGCCCAGCACGGATACCGCGCTCTGCATCCGTCCGCGCTTGAGGGCGCTGCGAAAGGTGTAGAGGCTGTGCCGGCGGATAAAGCGCTTGCTCGCCCAGGTGCGGTAGCCGACAAAATTCACGCCGCGCGAGACGGGTGCGATGGTTGACTTGGAAAGCTCCAGCTTGAGCCCGGCGAGGAAGGCAATGATCTGCGTCCGGTACTCCGTCGCCTCATCGCGGCTTATGCCGAACAGAATGAAGTCATCGACGTACCGGCAGTAGTGCCGAATGCCAAGCTCGCGCTTGATGAAGTGGTCCAGCGGGTTCAGGTAGATCAGCGCGTAAAGCTGGCTTAACAGGTTGCCGATCGGGATGCCGACCGGCTCGCCGTGATCCGCAAACTGCATCATCAGATCCACGAAGCGGCTGTCCTTGATCTTGCGTTCAATCAGGCCGCGCAGAATCGGCCGATCGATCCGGTAGAAGAACTTGCGGACATCAAGCTTCAGCGTGTAGCTGCTGCGCGGAACCGCCTGGAGTGCCGCCTGCGCATAGTCGGCGGCCTTGTGCGTGCCCAATCCGACGCGGCAGGCGAAGCTCTGATCGATAAAGGTCCGCTCGAAGATCGGCCCGGCCACGGCATAGATGGCGTGCTGCACCACCAGGTCACGGAAGGCCGGCGCGTAGATGCGGCGCGGCTTCGGCTCATAGACCATGAAGCTGTAGTAGGGGCGCGGTTGATAACTGCCGTCCGCCAGTTCGCGGTGCAGGTTGTCCAGGTTGCTGCCCAGCCGCGTCTCGAAGTTGAAACAGGACCGCTTGCTGTGCTTGCTTCTGGCTGCCATGTGAAACGCCGCCAGCAGCGCCTCTGGCGTGAATGCCTTCTCGTACAGGAAGCCGATGCGCTTCATGTCACGAGACCTTCGAGCGCGACATGGCGCCTACCAGAATCGCGGAAGCCCGCCGATTTCGCCGCAAGCTCGCCTGCTGATACCGCCGCGTGCCGGAAAGCGCCTCCCTTGATTCCACTGCGGCCTGTAACCGGCCCGTGAGGTGAAATCGAGTCCGCGCGAAACCCCACGTTGTTGTTGGAGTTCGTCCGCACATTGTTGAGATTCAACGTCCAAACCCCGGCGTTCGACGAGTTGTTCCAGTTGCCGCCTGAGATCGGGCACATGTTAAGACGCCTCCCGTGTTGCCAACTGCCGATCGACGACAATCCAGCCGCCGATCATCCTGCCCAACTCATCCACCAGCCGCGACATGGCGAGGTAGCGATGCTCGCCTGCCGCTGCCGGGGATTTCTGCTCGCGCTTACCATCCTTGAACTCGAAGTAGCCCAACTCGAACGCCAGGCGCACCAGCATGCGCAGCTTCTCGTGTTCGACATCAAGGCTGGAAAGCGCGGTTTTCTTGTGATAGCGCTTTTGCGCCTCCACGATGAAGCCATACACCGCATAGGCCGTGCGCCGGATTTCCAGCGCGAGGCCGTACTTTTCGTGTTTCGGAAAGTGATTCAGATGGATGTTCATCAGCTTCGCGAACTCCATGAATTTGCGGTCCAGCTTGGCTTCGTCATGGAGCCCCATCGCTATCGCTCAGGGCTCAGAGATACAAGGCCGCGCGAAACCCCACGCTGGTGTTGGAGACCGTGCGCACACTGCTGAGAGCCAACGCCCACACCCCGGCGAGCGACGAGTCGTCCCAGTCGCCGCCCGAGATCGGGCACATTTCGTTCGGCTTGTAATCGTAGAAAATATCGCTTCCAAACGCATTGGTCCCGCCATCGCCAGTCGTCAGCATTCCGCCAGCACCGGCCCAATTCCAGCCATTGCCGCTGGTCGATGCGCTGAATACCTGAGTCGCCGCACCATAGCTGATCGAGCGATCCGCCCCGGTTTCACGCCACACCTCGTAGGCGGTACCGAGGTCGTCATACAGCGCCGCAATGCCGGTAGCACCCCACAAGTCGGTGGCGAGCGTGTTGCTGCCGGTGACATCCTTCATTCGGGCCGATGTCTTGAGGATGTAGAGGTTCGTGCCGTTGCTGGTCAGGCCCGGCGTGATTTCCCACACCAGACCGTTGAGATCGGCGACGCCGCTGTTCTGGCCGTTGTGGGTTGATTTCGCCAGCACGCTGGCGCTGCCGGTCTTGCCGACGCCGGTATAGGTGCCGTTGCCGTCGTAGGTCCAGAGCACTGTGCCGTCTTGTGCATCCGACAGGGCGTTGTTGTTGTTGCCCTTGGGGAAGTTGTTGGTCGCGTGATACCAGGCGCAGTACGTGGTGGCGGTGCTGGCGCGGGCGTGAGCGTAAGACAGCAGCGCCAATGCGGCAAAAATGAACCGGCTGTTGCAGAAGAAGTTGGCGCCGCGGGTCTTGGCTGCTGCAATCGCTCCGGCATAGGTATCCGACGGCGCCCCGGTCAGGTTGCTGAATTGCTCGTTGACCAGTGAGCCGCGAGCCGCACTGGTAAGCACGATGCCGTTGGCCAGGCTCGATGCCGTGCCGGCGTTGTAGCTGGCGATGTACTTGTCGACAAACACGCCACGCTGCACGGCGCCGCCATCGTAGAAAGCCCGGTGCAGAGCGTAGCCATCGGCATTGGCGGCGGTGACGTTCAGGTAGGCCGATTCGGGCTTGATGCCGACCTCGTTCAGCGCTACGCCGTTCGATCCAGTGCCCCACTTGTAGTAGAAGGCCGGAATCCAGCACATGACAGAGCCGTCGCTGTACTGGTAGTTGCCGTAGTTCGCCGACGACGGATCGCGGCAGCCAGACATTTCGGACATGCCGGCGGGTAGCGTGCTCGGGCAGATGCCAACGCCAAAGCCCTGGCCGCCGGGGGTGCCGATGTTGTTGATATAGGCGACGGTGGCCAGGATGCTGCCAGCCGGGCCGAGGATGGCGGTGACGTTGCCAGCAGAATCGCGCCGCAGGGTGGGCACGCCACCCAGCATGCTGTGCTCTTTCAGGTGCTCGGGCAGGTTGTTCATTGCAGCACCCACGCGCTGATTGCCGTCAGACTGCCGTTGGCCCAGGTGTAGGTCTGCACCCAGGTTTTTGCGCCACTGACGATAGACGCGGTGGCGACGCTGCCGTCGGCGTTGTAGGTGAGGGTTTGCGGCAGGTCGTCGGGGATGTGGTCGCCGGTGCTGGAGCGGGGCATGATGGTGTCCTTTCGTTCTTCAGATGATGCCGACTACGAGGGCTTCCTCGTCACGGCGGCGGGTTTTGCGGCGGCGGGTTTGCGTGTTACGGACCGAGCCGCCGCCGCGCACGACGGGCTGCAGCAGCGCGGGACGGGCGCGGTGGTGATGGAAAAATAGCAGCAGCATGTCAGTACTCGACCAGGTTCATGACGCCGACCACGGACTGCTGCACGGTCAGCGGCTGGTAGGCCAGCACCAGATCGTCGGTGGCGTCGTTAATCGCGGTCGACAGCCAGGCCAGCGTGTTATTGACGAACGGATCGGCGACGCCGGCAGACACCAGTGGTGTGGCGTGCAGGATGCGGCCGACATTGGTGACGGTCTGGTTGGTGGCGGTGCCTTCTTCGATCATCGAGTTGGCGGCCCAGGTCATCGGTGCGGACAGGGTGGGGTTGCGCAGCAGCAGCAACAGGCCGCTGTCGCTGGTGCTGACGCCGCCGCCGACGCTATGCACGCGGATGGGGATGTCGCGGTACGCGGCCACTTTGCGCACGCCTTTGAGGGCGTAAATGGTGCCCACGACGTTGGCGCTGACCAGTGCGCTATTGCGCAGGGCCAGCGGCTGGCCGGATTCGCTGATACTGCCCTCGCTGGCGATCTGGCCGCAGATGGCACGCAGGTGGCCGGCGCCGACGGTGCTGCGGATCTCGTAGCGCAGCGGCTGGTTCGGGCTGCGCATGAAGGTGCCGGCGGCGCTGCCGGCGTGGTTGTAGGTGTGCGCCAGGATGAAGCCGCCGGCGGGGTCTTTGATGAACAGGCGCAGCACGGCGCCGCCCAGCCATAGAAAATCGACCAGGCTGACGGTGAAGTTGTCCCAGTCGTAATCCTCCAGCGCCGGGGCGCAGTCCCAGTTGTCGCGGCGGATGCGCAGGACTTCGGTGCCGTCGTTCACCACCACCAGCCAGTGCGTGTTGTCGTCGGCTTCGACGTAGGTGCCGTCAAAGTTGGCGGTGTAGGGGGCGACGGCGCTGCTGCTGAAATAGCCGTAGCGCTTGATCAGACCGGCCTCGGGGGCGAAGTTGTCGAAGGTGATTTCGGCCAGCTGCGCTTTTCCGCTGAAATACGGGGCATACATGCGCGATTGCCGCACCAGGTACTGCCCGGCGGTGACGGCCAGCTTGATGGTGCCGACCTCGAAGGTGGCCGTGCCGGTGCCGGCGGTGTCCCACATCAGGGCGTTTTCGGCGCGCAGGGTTTTGCCGTCAAACAGGGTGCTGATCTGCGCCACGCGGGTGCGGCCGGCGGCATCCTGGCCGATGGCGGGCTGGTGCGCTTCGACGCGCTGGCGATAAACCTGCACGCCATCGCGCGTGAAGGTGCCGGTGTCGATGGCCTTGCCGCTGCTGTCCGGCTCGATGCGGACGATGCCGTCGGCGCTCATGGCTCGACGCTCTTTTCGATGGCGGTGCTGCCGGTCATTTCGCCGCTGCTGTCACGCTGGACGGTGGTGACGGTCTCGCGCGTGGGCCATTCGACCTTGACATCCGGGGCGGGCAGCACGGCTTCGAGATTGACCACCGGGGCGGCGGCGGGCGGCACATGGACGTCGATCTGCGTGTAGGCGGCTTCGGCGCCGGCCACCGCGATGTGATGGTGATGCACAGCTTCGAGGTTGACGGTCGGGGCTTCGGCTGCGGCGACATTGACGACGAAGCTGGGTTGCTGCGTGGCGGCGCCCTGCCCGGCCGCCTGGGCGGCTGCGAGTTCGGCGGAAACTTGAGCGGACAAGGCATCGCCGCGGGCTTCCATCACAGCCAGTAGTGCGGCGTGGCGCGATTGCAGGACCTCGTCCAGGGCGTGCGGCAGGGCGGCGACCAGATCGCGGGCCTGGCGGCCGGCGTTGCGGTTGGCATCCTGGCGCGGCTGGCCAGGGCGTGGCGGCGTGCCGGGTGATGCGCCGCGCGCCGGAGGCAGGTCGTCCTCGTCGTCGGCATCGGGCTCCGGCGGCGGCGCGGCCTGACCTTCGTTGAGGCCGGCTGCATTGCGCGCCTCGTTCTCGCGCACGCGCTGGCGGTGCTTGGTTTCCCAGTCGATGCCGTCGTGCAGGATGGATTCGGCGGCGATGGTGCTGATGCCCTGGGCGATGCGCTCCTTGGCGGCGCCGACTTCCTTCATCGGGTCGATGCTGCCGGGGCCATCGCCGGTCCAGACGGCGGCGCACCAGGCGCGGCGGTATTGCGGGTCGGCAAAGAAGCCCGGCGCGCTGATGCGGCCCAGGGCGACGGCTTCTTCCAGCCACAATTCATACACCGGCTGGCACAGCACGGTCTGCAGCCAGTCGCGCCGGCCGCGGAAAAAGCGCCAGGCATCGAGCAGCGCGGCACGCGCGGCGGAATAGCTGGCGGTGAAGTGCTTGACCAGCACCTCGAAGGGCAGCTCGAGGCCGACACCCACCTGGCGCAGGATGCTGGTGACGAAGGGGTCAAACTCGGAATTCGGGCGCCCGAGCTGCGGGGCCTCGATGGATTCGCCGGGCAGCAGATTCACGGCTTTGCCGGGGCCGGACAGGCTGGCCTGGCCGACGGTGCCGTCCCAGCGGGCGTTGGTGGCCGAGTTGAGGTAGTCGGTGGCGCTGGTGTCGTCAAACAGGCCGCTGAAGGCTTCGTGGTCCATCTTCACAAACACGGCAAAGGCGGCGGACACCACGGCGGCGCTGATCTCGGCCTCGGAGTAGCGCGTGAGCTGCTTGAGCGGTTCGATGACGCTGGCCAGATACGGCACGCCGCGCGATTGCCCTGGGCGACGGCGATCGAACAGGTGCAGGACATTGCGCCGGCCGGAGCGCTCGCCGAAGGCGGCGACGCGCGTCCATTTGGCGGCGGTGCGGCTCCGTGCGCCAGGATGCACGTCGCTGATGTGATACGCCACCGGGGCGCCGCTGGCGGCCAGCTCGACGCCGGCCACCAGGTTGGGCTTGTCGGCGTTGTTGCTGGGGTTGCAGATGCGGTCGGCTTCGATCAGCTGCAGGGCCAGCTTGTAGGGCCGCCCGGCGCCGGCCATGGTGGGGATGGCGAACACGTCGCCGGATTCGAGTGCGCTGCGAAAGGCCAGGCCCTGCAGGGCGTAGAAGTTTTGTGTGCGGGTGATGTCGCAGTCGGTGGATTCGCACCACAGCTTCCATTCACGGGCGACGGCGGCGGTCCATTCCTTCGCCTGGGCTTCGGTGAGGCCCAGAAAGTCGGCGTCCGGCGTCGGCTGCATGGCCAGGCCGGTGCCGACGACGTTGGTGACCACGGTATTGATGGCGCCGCCGGCCAGTGCAGACGTGCGCGACAAATCACGAGAATACGCGCGCAGATCCACCAGGTCCGGCGATATATCGCCATCGGCATCGGCGACGCCGGGGTTCCAGTTGCTCAATGCCACCCGCCCGCGGCGCGAGCCGCCGAAGTAGCCGCCGCTGGCCAACGCCATGGCGGTGCGATCGCGCAGGCGGTTGAGCGCCCAGCGGGGTGATACGGCGCCGATGGCGCGGTCGAGTAGGCTCGGTGCGGCGCGAGTGGAAGATGAGGCCATCAGGCGTTTACCAGTTGGGGGCCACGGTGCGCGAGCGCCCGGTGCCGCTAGATCGGGCGGACAGCTCCTGCACGCGCTTGTTCCAGGCATCGATGCCGGCCTGGATCTGTTCGAGATTGGCGCGGGTCAGCGATTGGCCGTCGATTTCGACGCGCTGACCAGTGAGCACCTTGGTTTCGGCGGCCAGATACGCCGCGAGCTGGGTTTCGGCTTGCGCCAGGGTAAGTCCGGCCATTGCAGTCTCCGGTGAGTTGGCTGCAGCATGCCGGCCGGCGCTGTCTCACGTAAGCCGCGAATGAGAAAACCGGGGTAGTCATCGCTTCAGCATCCGGTAAAGCGTCGCCCGGCTGACGCCGTGCCGCGTGGCGGCGGCCACGTTGCCGGTGCGCCGCACTTCGGCCAGGGCGATCTGCTTGGCCGCCTCAGCCCCGGGCGTGCCGCGCTTTTCGGCGATGTAGGGCTTGGTGCGGGCATAGTCCTGCCGCACCGGCCGATCCAGCGCGCCGACAGCTGCCACGATCAGCTCGACCGTGGCCCGGTCCAGCCCAGCCGGGCCCAGTTCGGCGCGCACCACGTCCATGGCGCGCTGCAGGATGTCGGTAACGATGTCGGGGTCCTTTTCGGTCATTTGCGCGGAGGCTGCATACGGGCCTGCAGGGCGGCGCTCATGGCGCCGGCGACGCCGGTCGGCGTGACGCCAGCGCCGACTTTTGCCAAGGCTCGCCGCACCGGATCGATCTTCGACAACCGAAAGCCCGCCAGCGAATACTTCCAGCAGTCGTAGGCTTCGTTGCGTACCCGCGTCTGCTGCCACTCCCGCACCAACCGCCCGCGGTAGGTTTTTTCGACCAGGCGGTTGCTGGTCAATTGTGCAAAAAATTCATCATCGAAGGCGGATTCGTTAGCGGGAAAATGCACATAGCCGGCGCGGCCCGCGCCATCGGCGCCCGGCTCCAACTTGAGGCGCTGGGTAATCAGCGCCTTGGCCGCCTCGTCCGCCACCAGGAAGGGTGAAAAGCCCTTCTTGCGGCGCTTTCGCAGCCGCCGCTTGCGGTCGTCGTCGGCTTCGATCAGGGTCTTGCCGCGGCCCTCCATGCCCTTGACCACGAACAACCAGTGCCGGCGCCGGGCGAATTCCAGCACCTGGTCGGTGTTGTAGCCCGAATCGATGCCGCCGCAGTCGGGCGCCAGAGCATCCAGCTCGCCGGCCAGCTCCACCCACGGCTCGATGCCGGCCGTGTCGCCTTCGATGATCAGGTGATCGATCGCCCAGGCTTCCTCGCCAACGCCGATGTCGTACACACTGACCTCGATGCGATCCTTCTGCACGTCGATGCCGACCGAGCGCACCCGACCGCCGGCGCCGGAAGTGTCGTAGCCCTCCAGCCGGTTAAGGATGTCCAGCGGATTGACTTCCTCGCCGCGCTCTTCCCACGGCTCACCCAGGTTGGTGTTGATCCATGCACGCAGCGTGGATGTGTTGTCCTGCGCCGACAGCCAGCCGCGCACCAGGTCCGCCCAACTCGGCCCCAGCCCGATCGGCGCATACAGCGCGCTGATGTGGTAGCCGCGCACCAGGCGCTCGGGGTGCCGCGCCATCCACACCCCGCCGGCCAGCATCGCCGGCTTGTGGTGCTCGCCGATCTCGGCGCCACACTCACGACAGACATAGCGGACGTTGATCACCTGGCCATCGGCCAGCACCGTCCATTTCATGCCGTGCGGCAGCTCGTGCCCACCCCACTCCAGTGGCTGACGCTCACCGCAGTGCGGGCAGGGCACAAAATATCGCCGCTGGTCGCTTTTCTCGTACTGGCGATGAATCAGCGCGCCCTTCACCGTCGGCGTCGAGATATACACGCGCGTCGCCCGCGGGAATGCCTTGGTGCGCCCCTCGGCCAGCGTGATGATGTCGCCTTCCTCGCCGATCTCTTCCGGGAAGCGGTCGAGGTCGTCCAGGATCAAGAGCCGCACCGACTTCTGCGCGTAACTGTTCGCCGAATTTCCGCCGGCCAGGAACAGCACCCCGCCGGGAAAGTCGATCAGATCCTGCCGGTTTGCCGCATCCCGCGCCCGCACGCCGCCCAGCAGCGCGCGCACCACTTCGGTTTCCTGCAGCAGCGGGTTGAGCTTCTGCACCTTCCACGAATCGCGCGATTCCAGCGTCGGCAGCAGCACCATCGCCGGGCACGGCGCGTGGTCCATGGTGTAGCCCAGCAGGTTGATCACCGCCTCGGTGACGCCGACCTGCGAGGATTTCATCACCACGATGTCGCGCACCCGGCTGGTGGCGCTGCAGGAGTCCATGATCTCGCGCAGAACAGGGTTGCGCGCCGTGCGCCCGCGGCCGCGCTCGCTGGCCTGCTTGCCGGACAGGATGCGGTGGTCGTCCGCCCACTGGCTGACCGTCAATGCACGGCGCGGGGCGGCCGCGTGGCGCAGGGTGGTTAGGCAGTGGGCCAGGTGGGTCATGTGCCGCCCTGCCCGGCCGCCTGCGCCGCGCGGCCCATGTCGTCGGCGACGGCCGACAGGATGCTGCGGCAGTGTTCCGCCAGCAGCGCATGCACTTCGTCCATGTCGGTGACAGGCGCCACCAGCGGCGCGATCTGGTCGGCCAGCACGTCGAGCTTGGCTCGCACGCTGGCGCCGAAGGCGCGCAGGGCGGCGTCGACGTCGCCTTTCGGAATCAGCTCGCCGCGCATCTGCTGTACTTCCATTTCAGCTTTGTCGGCCAGCGCCGCTTCCTTGCGCGCCTGGGCGTCGGATCGGCGCTCGCCCATGGGCGCATCAGGCGCAGGCGCGGTGCTCGATGCGGCGCCCTGCCCTTCACACTCACCCGACCCCGCCGAAGGCGCCACGGCCGTTTTTTGCGGTTCCTGTTGCACACTCAGTTGCGCCCGATTCGCGGCGTGCCGTTCCGCAACGTCGAAGCGCATGCCGCCGGTTTCCTCGATCAACACCAGGCTGGCGGCGACATCGACCCGCTTGCCCAGCATCACCAGCCGCCTGGCCTGCTTCAGCCGAGTGACCGTGGAACGGTGCCAACCTTGCCGCGCGGCGAACTCGGCTTGCGTGCAGACGTTTGCGCTCATTTCTTTGGCACCAAGATGACCATCTGCGTGGCGCCGACCTCGGTGCCACTCTGTACCGGCCGCGTGCCAACCTGGTGCCCGGCCTCGCTGGCGTAAAAGCCAGGCAGCCCGCTGACGCCGGCCTTGATGACGGCGTTGATGTCGTCGACCCCAAAGGCGGCGCGCAGATCGTCGATCCAGGTGGTGACCAGTGGCATGGCGGTGCGCAAATTGGCGGGTTTGGTGCTCATAACGCGGACCGAACACCACCGAACACCGGACCGAACACCACAGTACACCGTAAGTCATTGATATCTACGGGCCGAACATACGTACACCACTCCCGTAGACGCGAGGAGAGTATGTAATGTGCGCGAGGGCGCGAGCATGCTCGCGTGTACACGCATGGATTGGCGGTGTACGCCTGTTCGGTCCCAGTCGTAGCGCGGTTCTTGCCTGTTCGGTCCATGGTGTTCGGTGGCGTTCGGTGGTGTTCGGTCATGAGCGGTCGCCCAGCGCTTGCTGGAAGTCGAAAAAACACGTTGTTAGCCAGGCCGCCTGCGTGTGAGCCGGATCGCGCCGCTTGTCCGGCAGGCCGGCGCCAATGGCGTACTGCATGGCCTCGTCGCTGGGGATGACGAATCGCGTGCGCACCGTCTTGCCTCCATTTAGGCTTTCGTAGCGGTCGCCCAGCGTCTTGCGCCAGCGCGGCAGCTTGGCCAGATGGCCGACGAACTGGTTTGACTCCCTAGGCTTGAAGACGCCCTCGCGTTTGCACCATCGACCATAGGCGCCGTAGAGGTCGGAACTGGCGCATGGTCCGAATGGGAGCGCTCCGGCGCCGGAATCGAAGACGATGCCACCGGCCTGCCAGTCCTGCACGAAGCGCTCGATGCTGTCCATGCTGATGTCGATCACGTCACGCTTACTCTGCGTCATCGGTGGCTTGCTGTGCTCGGTGAAGTCGCCCAGGTCAAGCGTGGCCAGGTGGTGGTGCAGCGCCGCCACGCCACCGGCATCCAGCTCGGCGCGGATGTCGCCATAAAAACCCTCGGGCAGCTTTTCCGGGGTCCAGATCACGGTATAGCGCCGGTCGTCCTTGTCCAGCACCAGCGGCTGGCGTTCGTTCGACAGAAACACCAGATTGACGTGGTTACGCTCGTCGTGCGCCGCTACGTTTTTCGGGTTGATGCGAATCCACTCGCCGGTAACGATGCCCTTGAGCTTGTTCTTTACGTGGTAAAGCTCAGCCCGCGCCACTACTTCGTCGGCGATCAGGAACAGCTTGCGGCTGGCCCAGTCGTTGAATTTGTCCTCGATGGCCGACTGATCGACGATGCGCCCGTACTCACCATAGATCGCCATGACGGTCTCGAAGAATAGATTTTTGCCGGCGCCCTGCGGCCCGTGGAACACTAGGGCGGTGCGCATCTTGGCGCCAGGGTGCTGGATCGGGTAAGCCAGCCAGCGCAGCACCCACTGATAAATTTCGCGCGGGTTCTCTTCGCCACTGCACAAGTATTCGAGCAGTTCGAGCAGCACCTTGCACTGGCCGGCCTTCGGTTCCGTCGGCCACCCGCCCCACAGGTTGCATTTGATGCGCGCGTCGGTTCCGGCTGGGTCGAAGCCGACCTCATCCAGACGCACCACACGCTTGCGGTTGCGCATGTCGCGCATGCCATGCTCGGGCAGCATATCGACCAGGTCGGCTTTCGGCACCAGCATGTGCTCGTCGCCATCGAACCAGGTACCGCCGGCGCCATACACCATCGCGTAACGCTCCAGCGCCTCATCCACCTGGATGACGCTGGCGATGTCCTCTTTCCGATTGCGCTCCCCCGCCCCCCTGGACGTAGCGCCCCGCGCGGAAGGTGCCGGCGAATCAAACCCCGCTAACCGGAGTGCGGCCTCGATCTGCGCCCGCACGATGGCCTCGCCTTCCAGGGCGGCCAGGTCGTTGAAGTCGGTCAGCTTCTTGCCGGCGCGATCGGCGGTAAATACCGGCACGGCGACGAAGCCGCCGACGGCGTGCGCGGCATTCTTCGCGGCGGTGACGCCGGGGTTTCCGTCGGTCAGGTAGTCGTCATCGGCGCAGAGCAGAATTTTCGCGCCGCGATAAGCCTTTTTGATGGCCTCGGCCACGGGTTGCAGGTTGTTGGCGCTGAATGCAACAACCACCGGCAGGCCGCTGGACTGGTGCAACGTGGCGGCGGTGGCGTAGCCTTCGGTGACCAGCACCGCGCCGCGCGGGATCGGCCCGACCAGGTGGTAGTGCCCGGTGACGGCGACACCCTTCGGCCAGAATTCCTTTTCCAGCTTTCCGGTCGGGCGTTGCTTGCCGCGAATCAACTGCAGCCCCCACACCTTGCCGGCGGCGTCCATCATTGGCACCGCCACCGTGCCATTGCCAGACGGCGAGAAGCGCAGCCCATGCGCGCCGACGTTCTTGCGCACCAGGTAGTCCGATTCGCCCTCGGGCACATACTTGCGCCAGGCGCTGCCGGCCGCCAGCGCCGCCCGATCGGCCTCGGCATCACGCATGGCCTTCAGCCGCGCCATGTTTGCCTTCTGCCTGGCGGCGATCGCCTCGCGGTCTTCCTTGCTGATGGTCACCGCCCGGCCGTCGCGGTTGACCTTGATGCTGATCTTGCCGTTGTCGTTGCCCTGGTATGTGCCATAGGCCCCGGTGATGTAGCTCGCTCCGCCGATCTCCTTGGTGTTCAGCCAATACCAGCCGCGCTTTTCGCGCTGGTCGTCGGTGGTGTAGCACCGGCGAGGTTTCGGCGTATCGACCTCGATGTCAGACCCCGCAATTTCCAGCCCACCATCGCGGAGCTGGTTCTCTACGTCGTCGAAATTTACCCAGGTCATCGGGCGGTCCTCATCGCCTGGTCAAAGGCAGCGGCAAATTGCTTGTCCCACTCGCGGCGCACCACTCGCAGCGCCTCGCGCTCGAAGTGAAAGCGCGGCTTGTACCGCGCCGGCGTGTCCTCGAACACGATCACCGGCACCAGCTTGCCGGGGTTGCCCGGAACGCGGCGCCAGATGCCCATCGGCGCCTTTTCCCAGCCGCGCCCGGTGGGCTTGCCGTAAAACAACTGGATCGGCGCGGCGCCCTTGCGCCGGTTGCCGACGCCGAGCTTCTTGGCGATGCCGCGCCCCAGGCTGCCATCCTGCGCCGACTGCTTCAGCCGGTCGATCAGGCCCTTCGGGATATTGCCGAAGCTGTTGAGCGTGATGTTGCCCGGCAGCTTGATGCCGCGTGATGTGGGCGTGCGCGTGCCGCCGGCGATCTGGTACTTGAGGTACCCCGCCTGGCGATCCATGAAGCCGACCACCGCCTGCAGGTCGTCGCGCCGCGCCGGCTTCACAAACATGCCGCGCTTGGTGAAAGACGTCGGGCGGTCCAGCTCGCGGTCCATCACCGCCGGCATCGCTTCGCGCACCTTGCCGGCGGTGCGCGTCAAAGCCACCGCCGCAGCAAATTTCACCTGCTTTTGCATGCCGGCCAGGTGCGCCAGCGTCTTGTCCAGCCCTTGAATCTCGACCTTAATCATCAGCAAACCTTATACAGT